GAGCCACTCCAGCCCTTGGACTTCTTCTGGAAGTATTCGCGCATCCATACGCGGTTATTGATCTGCTCCGCGACCGGGCCCTGATAGAACTCTTTGAGCATCGGGCCAAAGGTGGCAGTGCCTGTGACTGTGGCAGTCATGAGACTCTCCTAATGAAAGATGGTTAGAACGACATGCGTTCCCGTAGCGCTTCGGCAAACGCATCAGAGGCATCAGAGATGGACCCGGTCGGGACAGCCTTGGGCGCTGGTGTGCTCACAGATGCACCGGGGCGGCGGAACTTCTTGCCCTCCTCGGCGGCCTTTTCGGCCTCTGCGAGCTTCGCCTTCAACTGCTCGATCTCGGTATGAGCCTCGGTCTTGTACTGCTCTCGCAGCGCTGCCCGGTGCTCTTGTACGGCTGTGGCGTATTGCTCCACATCCACCGTTCCATCATTGGCCACTGCGTGCCAAAGCTCATCTGCCTTGACGTCAGGGTTCTTCTCCACCGCGGCTTGGATCTCAGTCTCTAACTGAGCACCAACGACTTGCTCTGTGCGCTGCTGCTGCCATGTCTGCATGGACTGCAACTGCTCTCGAAGTTCACCGATAGCCTTGGCCGACTTGTCGCCGACGTCTTCACCGAAGACCTCGTTGAGCCACGCATCGCTCTCGGACTGTTGCGGCTCCTCGGGCGACTTCGGCTGTTGCGCCTGCGCCAGGGTGAGCTTCTCCAGTTCTTGAATGCGGGTGCGCGCCTGCTCGAGGTCTGACTCTCGCGAACGGAACTTGTCGTTGACTTCCTTGAACCGGCTGTAGGGAATGCTCTCGGGCGTCCTGGGAACATCGGACTCCGAGCTCTCAGCCTGCGTCTCCACTTCCTCTTTAACGTCCTCAGTGTCATCGGACGGACCATCCTCCACGGGTTTAACGTCCTCGGAGTCGCTGGACGAATCTGACTGGGTCTCCTGCGCTTCGACGGCTGGAGCTTCTGGGGCTGGAGCGTCGTCCTGCCCTTCGAGCTTGCCTACGAACTCTGCGTACTTCTCTTCACTCAGGATACCCATGCTTCACTCCTACGCTTAACGCCCGCCGGCTATTGAGACCCCTCCATCGCAAGAGGGTGTGACTTGTTGACGTCTGACTCGTACCAATCGTCATAGTCATCTGAATAGTTTCTGCCTGTCATGGCCTCGAACTGCAAGGCTTCGTGTATATTCTCGGGCTTCTCAGACATGCGCTCATCGCGCACCATGGCCGCCTGGCTCATGCCATAGACGGCAAGCGCAGTGGCGATGACCATGTCGTCGTGGTGACCGCTCTGCGCCTGTGGCTTGCCTCTGTCTGAGTAGGTGAAGTGGTTGGCTTCGCACTGGAAGCGCCGATCGTGACCATCGAACCACCCCTCGTAGAGCGCTTCGTAGAGCTTACTGAGCATGAGCGGTCTCGAGGCGCGGTCGGTCCAGAAGCCGTACTTCTTCGACCAGGTGTTCTCGCCGTCCTTCTGATCGAGCTTGTGATAGATGTACGGGTAGTTCCTGAGCCTGAGTTCCTCGATGATGGTCAGCCCGTAGCTGTTGGACTCAGGCACCACCAGGGCGTTGTACTTGAGCGCCTCGGCCAGCACGCGCTTGCCGAATGAGCGCGGCATCACGCGCTCGTAGTAGGTCGACACTGTCTCGACCTTCTTCGGGTCGGTGACGTCGAGCACACAGAATGCCGAGTAGTCCCCCTTCTCGGCGCCGCTCGCGGTGTCGACGCCCATCACATAGGTGTGCCACTTCTTCGGAGGGGCGTGCTCGATGTAGCCGGGCTCGGGGTCACCGCCCGCGTAGCTCGCGTGGAAGAACCGGCCACCGGATGAGACGAACGCATGCTCCGCGATGATGGGGTACTCCTGGTTGAGTATCCGCATTTTGGAGTTGCATTTTAGCCGATAGGTCGCAGTGAGCCAGTTCGACTGCACCTGGGTGAGCTCGAACTCGTCGACCATCTCTTGGATCTCATCAGGCACCTTGTACTTGAACTCTTTCGAGGCGCAGTCGGGGTCATCGGTCCAGGGGTAGAAGACGCGGTGGTACTCCAGCTCATCGTCTATCCACATGGAGTAGGCGAAGTTCATGCCGCACGCGGTGGTCTCGAGGACGACCTCGGGGTCTTCACCGAGCGAGTTGAAGAGCGCCGCCATGGTCTCGTCGGGGTTCTCGTAGCGGCTGAACTCACTGCAATGCAGCGCCACGGGGGTGCCGCCACGGCTGCCTTCGCTGTTCGCGGTGCCGATGATGATGCGTGAGTCGTGCGCGAAGTGGAGCTTGTGTACCGTCTGATGGCGCAGCGGAACCTTCATGAACTTCGGCAGGTGCTCGTAGAAGCGGTGGTAGATGGGCGCGATGTTCTCGAGCACCGCCTTCTCGGTGTGAGCGATGACGGCGACCTCGAAGCCTGGCCGGAAGAGCGCCTTCCAGAAGAACTTGGCGGCGACGAACGTGCTGATGCCGACCTTACGGCTCTTGAGCACGTAGGTGAACGGCTGCGCGTCCATCACCCCAGCGAAGTCCGCCTGGATGGGGTTAGGTGTGAGCGGTACGAGCTTCTTCCGCTTGTTGAGTATCTTCAGATACTTCTGACAGAAGTAGTCGAAGTCCCAGGAGCAGCGTTGAATCTCGGCGCGGTGCGCTGGTTTCAATGCAGTGACTTGAGACGCTTGTTAGCTTCCTTTCCCTCAGTCATCAGCGCACGCCAGTCATCGGCGGTCATGTCCTCGCCGCTCTTCTCGAGCAGCAGGCGCAGCTTCTGTTCGAGGATCTTGAGCTTGATCTCTTCCTGGTCGAGACGGTTGTGGTCCATCTTCCGCAGGACGTCGAGCTCTGGCTCGTGGCGCTCCTTGAGCCGGAAGCGTCTGGCGAGTAGCCACTGCGCGGTCTTCACGTTGACCTCGGCATCCTTGATGATGATGCCCTCGAGGCGCACCTGGGCGTTGCCCTCGGCCTCGTTGATCTTCAGCAAGATCTGCGCTGCCCGGTCTGTCACGCGCTGCGCGTGCTTGCCCTTCCTGATCACATCGAAGAGCTGTGCTGGCTTGAGCCCGGTGGCCTTGGCGCAGGCAGTGCGCGTGTGTCCGATATTGAGCATCGCGATGATGATGTCGAGGCGCTCCTCGACAGCAGTCATTGCCTTATCAATGTAGGTCTTCGACATTGTTCTTGTACTTCCTCACCGTCATGGTGATTGCCTTGAGCGGCGTGTTGCTGTGGGTGACGAGGTTGAGCGCCTGCATGAACCGGGTGGTGTCCTTGGCCAGCAGGTTCATCTTGTCGGTCACCCTCGCGGTGGTCGCCAGACCCTTCTCCCAGGTGCGGGACAGCGTATTGCCTCGGACTTTGTGCAGGTACGCGAGCAGCAACCCCTTGGCCGCCTTCTCGCGCTTGCCCAGGCGGCGCTGCCCCAGCATCTTGAGCGCTTCCTGGGTGTCGCGGAGCGCTGTGATCTGAAGACCGACGGCGCGCTCTATCTCAGTCATGGACGGGTCTTTGCCGACGCAGACGGACACGGCGCCCATCAGCGAGTCCATGAGCCAGTAGAACGGTGCCGCTGGGGCCTGATCGTATCTCATCGAATCTTGCAGCGCGTCGTCTGCTCGATGGATTGCAGGACGTAGTGGATGCCGTGTCGGCGCTGACTCAGGGTCGCGCAGTAGTGAAGACACGCAGCGAGGATCTTCTCGGGGTCGACCTGGCGCTTGGCGCTGGCCTGCTCGAGGAAGTAGCCCGCCTGCTTGGCGCCCTTCTCACCGAGGTGCGACAGGTCGAACGCCTTCTTCGCGGGCGCTGGCGCTGCCTTCTTCTCGGTCTTGGGCTTGCTTTTGGTCTTGGTCGAAGCCATCGGTCTCCTCCTGGGTTGGCTCATACGGTAAGACCCAGTCGGCGGGTCCACAAGATGCCAGTAATGCAAAGAAGGTATCAGCACCCATGTCGATTCGCCAGTCTGAGCGATCGTCGCGCCAGAAGACGAGGGCATCGCGGCCATCCGTATCGCCCGCGGCCTGGTCAATCGCACGCCTCACCGGGCAGCGTTTGCCGCGCTTGACCTCTATCCACCACCGAGTGTCTTCCACATCCGCTTCACGCGCACCACGAGATTGACTATCACCACGGCGAGCTTGATAGCCGCGATCCGTAAAGAGCGCTGCCACTTCTCGTTCACCACGCTTCCCTTTCTGGCGGCTGTGCCGTCCGCCCATTAGAGCGCGGTGATGGTGGCCGTGCCAGCGTCCATGGCGGGCTGTCGGCCGGGGCGCATCCAGGCGACCGCGACACCGAGGGGTCCGCCGGAATCATTAGCGACAAACAGGGACTGCCCCTTCCCGCTAGCGCTGGTGGTCGCCGGTATTGGGATGCACAGGCCAGCGGTAAGGATCGTCGTGCTGTTACCCGCAATCCTGAGCGTGTCGCCGGCCCCGGTGTTGACGTTGACGACCGTCCATTCTGTCGTGCCGACCGGCAGGTTTACGCTATAGGCGCTACCGTCTGCGAGGCTCGCGCCTACGCTGCCCCAGTAGATAGGCTCATGTGAACTGCTCATGCGTTCTCCTTGGCATTGGTTGGGAGCATAAGGCAAAGCCCCGGCTCACGCCAGACGGCATCACTTCGACCAGTCCTTGAGCGTGCCCATACCGCTACATAACGGACACTTCCTCGATAGGTACAGCATCTGGTTCATATCACCCCCGAGGG